ATTTCAAAATTAGGTAAATTATGAGTGAAATAAAAGTAAATAAAATTAGTCCAAGAACAAATTGTGGTACAACCACATTAGGGGATAGTGGAGATACATTCACAATTCCTGCTGGTGTAACTATATCAAACTCTGGTACTGCATCGGGTTTTGGTTCTACAGGTGAAGTATCTTGGAGCACAACAAAAATTACAGCAGATCCAGGACCAGCAGTTTCTGGTGTTGGATATTTTACAGATACATCTGGGTCAGCATTTAATGTAACTTTACCATCAAGTCCTAGTGCAGGTGCAGTTATAGCTGTTGCAGATTATGCAAATAATTGGGGAACAAATGCAGTAACTATTTTAAGAAATGGATCAAACATTGAAGGAGATGCGTCAGATTTTATATGTAATCAAAGTGGGTCTACTATTACTTTTGTATATGTAGATGCTACTAAAGGTTGGGTTTGCACTAATTCAGGAAATAGTGATCAAGCTTTTGGAGAAACTTTTATACAAGCCACAGGAGGTACTATAACAGAATGTGGTAATTGCAAAATTCATACTTTTACAGGTCCAGGCACTTTTACAGTTAGCAAAGTAGCTGATTCAGCAGATAATAATATAGTTTCATATATAGTAGTAGCTGGTGGCGGAGGCGGAGGTGGTCAAGAAGGTGGTGGCGGCGGTGGAGCCGGTGGTTTTAGAGAAGCTAAATCTCCCTCTACTCCTTACACAGCTAGTCCTCTAGATGGTTATCCATCTGCACCAAACAGGATTACAGTTACAGCCACAGGTTTTCCAATAGCAGTTGGAGGTGGAGGTACAGGAGGATCAGTTGGATCAACGCCTCAAAGAGGTGTCACTGGAAGTAATTCAACATTTTCAACAATAATAGCTGCTGGTGGTGGCGGTGGAGGTACTCACCCTACTCCTGGTTGTGGAGCAGGTTTATCTGGAGGATCAGGTGGTGGTGGAGGTGCTAGATTTGGTTTTGCTGGCGGAGCAGGTAATACTCCTCCGGTAACACCTTCTCAAGGAAATAATGGTGGTAATTCAGCACCAAGTCCTACACCAAGCACTTTAGATTCTGGTGGTGGCGGAGGCGGAGCAACAGCAGTTGGGGCTAATGCAGCAGATAACCAAGGTGGAGCTGGTGGTGCAGGAGCAACAACAAGTATTAATGGAAGTCCAGTAGCCTATGCTGGTGGTGGCGGAGGTGGTATTGACCCCGGTTCACCAAACGCTCCTTCAGGTAATGGAGCTGGTGGTTCTGGCGGTGGTGGAGCAGGAGGAACTGGTGGTTCTCCTGGTACTTCAGGACCAAATAATAAAGGTGGAGGTGGAGGTGGTTCTGGAACAAATTCACCAGGTGTAAAAGGTGGTGGAGGTGGTTCAGGAATTGTTATCATTAGATACAAATTTCAGTAGTTGAATGGCAATTAAAATTAATATATAAGGAGAAACATTATGGCACATTTTGCAAAACTAGGAGCTAACAGTAAAGTTATTCAAGTATTAACACTTGATAACAAAGATATGTTAAACGCTGATGGCGTTGAAGATGAATCAGTAGGTCAACAATATTTAGAACAACACAATAATTGGCCTGCACAAATGTGGATTCAAACATCTTACAATACGTCACAAAATACACATAACTCTGGCGATAACTCAAAAGCATTTAGGGGTAATTACGCAGGTATTGGTTATGAGTGGGACGAAGATAATCAAATCTTCTGGCCTAAAAAACCATATGCATCTTGGGTAAAAAATACAACCGATGCTAAATGGCAATCACCAATTGGTGATGCTCCTGCATTAACTGCAGAACAAACTTCACAAAACGAAGCTGGCACTCACGAATGGGGTTATAATTGGAATGAATCAGGCCAGTCTTGGGACTTGACAGATAGAAAAGCATAAATTAAAAATGGTGGTGGTATGCAAAAGAAAGTATTAACAGAGCAAGCATTATATTTTGGTGATGTGGCGATGCCTAAAGATTGGGACATTGACCGAGATAAATTATCAGGCGACATTCTACAATCACAAATTCAAAACAAACAATTTCCATTCTCACGAACTTGGGATATGTTGAATACCTATATGCGAGATCACGTTGGTCTTGAATATGGTATAAATCTTATCAACAAAGAAACGTGGGGTAACATTTACAAACCTGCGGAGACAACAATTCCATTATTAAATATAGATCCAGTAGATTTACGGAACTCACCAGACTTTACATTATTGTATGGTGTAAAAGTCAAAGATTGTATGGTTCGAATACATTATGAAGATAACAGACGTAAAGGTAGAAGTTGGGATATACCGCTAACTAATAATCAATTTATTATGTTTCCATCTACTAATATGTATTACCTAACTAACAATCAAAAAGATTCATTAAATTTTGTACAAACAATAACTTATGAATATATCTAATTACTATTGGTATTTTAGTGGTGTATTAACGCCTAAATTCTGTGACGATGTTATAGCATATGCTAATCAACAAAAAGAAGTTATGGCTATTACTGGCGGTTACGGCAGAGAAAAAGGGGATAAACCTTTAAATAAAGAAGAAATTAAAGATTTAAAAAGAAAAAGAAACTCTGACCTAGTGTGGTTAAATGATACTTGGATATATAAAGAATTACATCCATACGTACACAAGGCAAATAAAATGGCTGGTTGGAATTTTGATTGGGAGAGATCCGAGTCTTGCCAATTTACAAAATATAAATTAAATCAATATTACGATTGGCATTGTGATAGTTGGGACAAACCTTATGATCGGAAAGACCCAAACAATCCAGAGCACGGAAGAATTCGAAAACTATCTATGACTTGTCAGTTAACAGATGGTTCAGAATATAAAGGTGGTGAATTAGAATTTGATTTTAGAAACTATGATCCACATATGCGAGATGAATCGAAACATAGAATACAATGCAAAGAAATATTACCAAAAGGTTCTATTATTGTGTTTCCTTCTTTTGTTTGGCATAGAGTTAAACCAGTAACACAAGGTACAAGATATAGTCTTGTAGTTTGGCATTTAGGAAAGCCGTTTAGATAATGTATATAAGTAACTATTTTAACACGACCATTTGGTCAGAACAAAAACCAGAGTTTGTAAAATCTTTAAACAAAGCTTCTAATAAATATATTAAAGAAGCAAGAAACAGAGAAAAGAAATTTATAAAAGAACACGGTGATTTTGGAAGAAGTTATCATTCAACACCACTTACAATGGATAATGACTTTTTAGATTTTAGAAATTACATTGGTCAAAAGTCTTGGGAGTATTTAGATCATCAAGGTTATGATATGTCACAATATACAACTATGTTTAGTGAGCTATGGGTACAAGAGTTTGCTAAAAAAGGAGGTGGTCATCATTCAGCACACATACACTGGAATCAACACGTATCAGGTTTTTATTTTTTAAAGTGTAGTGATAAAACATCATATCCTATTTTTCACGAACCAAGAACCGGGGCACGTGCAACTAAATTAAAAATGAAACCAGATATTAAAGGTGTATGGGGTGGTACAGAACTTGTTCATTTTAAACCTACACCAGGTACATTAATTATATTTCCAGGGTTCTTGGAACACGAATATGCAGTAGATTTTGGCATAGAGCCTTTTAGATTTATACATTGGAACATACAAGCAGTGCCAAAAGAAATGGCTAAGGATGTTTAAAAAGAAAAAATATACAGTTATCCGTCAAGCTATATCAAAAGACCTAGCAGCATTTGTTGCAAATTATTTTTGTATGCAAAAACAAGTTTATGATACTTGTAAAGCTGCAAGATATTTTTCACCTTTTGAAAATATTATTGGATATTATGAAGATGCCGATAATCAAATACCACATACGTACGCTCAATATGCTAATATGGCTATGGAAACTTTGTTACTTAAATGTCAACCAGATATGGAAAAAGCAACAGGATTAAAATTATATCCTGCTTATACCTATGCAAGAATTTATAAAAAAGGTGATGAATTAAAAAGACACAAAGATAGATTTAGTTGTGAGATATCTACAACTATGAATCTTGGTGGTGATCCTTGGCCAATATATCTTGAGCCATCTGGAGAAGTTGGTAAGAAAGGTATCAAAGTAGATTTAAAACCAGGTGATATGCTGGTTTATTCTGGCTGTGAGCTAGAACATTGGAGAGAAAAATTCAAAGGCAAAGAATGTGTACAAG